ATATAGTATTAAAAGTATTATAATATGAGAGTGTCCAGCAATATCGTAGCCACTTCCAACGAACTTACCAGATATTTTTTGTTGGATGTAACTAAAATCGCAGAAGATTTGACTTTACCCAATCCCGAATACGTTAATCAGATGCGCTTCGGTCGGAAAGGTTCTTTCTATAAGAAGGTTGACAAGAACATCTGCTATCTTAAAAAGACTGGAGATAACTATATCGTCCCCCGTTTTTATGCTCCGTTACCTGTGGGTATTAAAGATGAAACGGTTTCGGGAAGAAAACTCACTTCCTCTTCCAAGATAGTATTGCGTGATTATCAAAAGGAATTTGTGGATGCTAATTCCGATATGTTTAATCATCAAGGACTTCTTATTGAGGCTGCTTGCGGTAGCGGTAAATGTCACGGTAAGGGTACTAAAATACTCATGTATGACGGCTCTATTAAAAATGTTGAAGACATTGTAGTAGGTGATTTGCTTATGGGTGATGATAGTACTCCTCGGAAAGTATTATCTCTTGCACGAGGTAGAGAAGAAATGTTTGTCATTCACCAAAATAAAGGTGAGGATTATACTGTGAATAAGTCCCATATATTATCTTTACAGTATAGACCGTGGGGTTCTAAAAACAAAATAAAAAGCCGGCATAGATATGCCCATGAACATTACGGTGAGAAACAAGATATAAACCTTGTTGACTATCTCGATTTTTCTAAATATAAAAAAGCTCAATATTATGGATACTGTGTTCCTGTTGACTTTCCGGAGGCAGAACTTCCTTTCAGTCCCTATTTGTTAGGATGCTGGTTAGGCGATGGTACTTCAAAAGAAATATCATTTACTTGCCATAAAAATGACCGCAAATTAATTTCCTATTATAAAGAGGTTTCTAAAAAGTATGGTTTGACCTTTCGGCGGTTTAAACAAATAAATAGAGATGGTAGTAGAAACAATTCAAATCTTTACAGACTTGTAGGTTCTCGTGATAATCAAGGGCATTTTTATAACCCACTTTTTGTTCTTTTCCAGAAAGAGTGTCTTATCAATAATAAACATATTCCGGAAAAATTTCTTGTAAACTCCAGACATAATCGTTTAGAACTTCTTGCCGGCTTGATTGATACAGATGGTTATGTCCGTAAAGGAACTGTCGAAATTACCCAGAAACGAAAATCTCTTATTGAACAAATACAGAGACTCTGCTGGTCTTTAGGTTTCAAAGCGACAATCTCTGAAAAAGTTATTGATAAAGTTTCTTATTGGAAACTTAGTATTATTGGAAATGTCCATGAGATACCTGTCCGTTTATTGCGAAAGAAACTTCCCCCTCGGTCTATTAATAAAGACCCTTATGTAACTGGCATTTCGATAGAATCTATCGGTGAAGGGGACTATTATGGTTTTACCCTTGACGGAAATCATAGATATTGTCTTCAAGATGGTACAGTTACACATAACACGATAATGGGTATTTGGTTATCTTATGAACACGGGGTTCAGACTATGGTACTCGTTCCTACTTACTATTTGGCTAAACAGTGGAAGCAACGCATCGAGGAAACCACCAATGCTTCCGTATTTATTCTTACCGCTAAGGACAAGGAGATACCTACCCAAGCCGATTTTACAATCGTTGTCATGGATTTGTTCTCAAGCCGTGTTCTTCCGGAAGAACTTGTGAATAATGTAGGCCATGTAATACTTGACGAAGCGCATCGTGTGGGGGCTGAAACGTATTTGCCAATACTTGAAGAACTTCCGGCACGCTACCGTACCGCACTTACCGCTACTTTCAGACGTGCTGATGGAGTACACCGGATACTGAAATATCATTTCGGAGAACATCTTCAAATGAAAAGCCGTTTTCCCCGACCGCATATTTACGGTGTATTTACGGGTGTCGAAGTAAGAGGCATTCTTTCAAAAAACAGACCCCATGATAAGTTCGTGGATTTTCTGGACTCTCTTAATGTTCCTTACCATGAAACAAAGAGTGCGGTTTGTGTCGTTCCCGATAAACGGTGGACTGAACTGGCGGATAAAATGCTTTCCTCTAAACAGATAAACAAAACGTCTTACCGACAGATTTGCTCGTGTATCTCAAAGGTTTCCAAACTTGCTTACCCCACTATCGAAGCATATTTGAACGACCATAGTGGAAGACGGAAGCAGGTTATCTCAATCATACAGGACGCTCTTGATAAAGGAAGAACCGTACTTTTCCTATCCAAACGAAAGGATACCCTTAGAAGTCTGTACAAGTATTTTGCCGATTATAAGCCTATGCTTATTGTCAGTGAGACTTCCGAACGTACCGCAGAGGAAGAAGAATATCTTCAAACCAAATGCCCGCTTATTCTCGGTGTTTCCCAGCTTGCTAAAGAGGGTCTTGATATTGACCGGCTTGATACTCTGATTCTTCATCTGCCTATAAAGGATACCGAACAGGCAGTTGGACGTATCTGCCGGCTTCATCCCGATAAGAAACAGGCGGTCGCTTTGTATTTAGTGGACAACTGCCCTATGACTTTCGCCACTTATTCCTCAGCCAAGAAAACGTACTTTCCGATAAACGGTAAATTCATGGGTGAACGTAATTTACAAACTATAAAGACTGTATTATGAAAGAGCTTCCTTTTGGTGAACCGATACAAACGGGCGATAAAGTCCGTATAGGAGATACTACTTATCCCGTTGTTTCCACTACACGGAATTTCTCGTGTGTTCTCTTGAATAAGAAATCATATCTTACACTTCCTCGGATTTATACAAAGGACTTCGTTACTCCCGATGAAACGGATGTTTCCGCATACAGGGTGTTCCGAGATTGATTTGGAAGTTTCGCTGTGTTTTCTTATATTTGAACCAACTTAAAACTAAAAAATAATGAAACATATCGCACAGGAGCTAACGAAGCTCCTAATCTTTACAATCATTTGGGGAGTTCCTCCGTTACTGGCGTACTTAGGGAAAAGTCCTTATTACTTATTCTTTTATATACTATCCTTAATGGAAACCCCTATACTTTTTTCTCACTACGAAAAACTTAATGGCTATGAGCGAACAGAGGAGGACTGAACGATTGCTGCTCCGCAGGGGAGCTACAAAAGACAAACTTAGCGTATTTGCCGATAACAAAGGAAACGAGTATGACTACAAATGGGTAGCTCAAGTCGCTTCCTTTTATAATCTGATTATGGGATGCTTCAAGAACGGTTTCCCCGTAGTAGTTCCCAGACTCATTTATGACGCTTGGGCATTTTACCCTTTCTTTTTTGTTCGCAGGGACATTAAAGTGAAAGACCCTATTTCTGAATTAAACCATGAGCGTATCCATATAAGACAACAACGGGACATTCACCTTACGGTTAGCTTACCCGTTCTTTTGCTTTGTTGGTGCTCGGAATGGTACGGATGGTTCCCAGTTCTTCCCGTTCTTTTTATAATTCCTTTTATACCCACGATTTTTTACGGGCTTGAGATGCTCCGCTCGTGGAGAAGTATGGTTCTTGATAATGAACGTTATCCGAATGAACCACAGAGGAAAATAACATTCCGGACGGTACGTGAGAATACTTGTTTTGAACGGGAGTCTATAAGTAGAGCCACCAATGCAAAATACTTGTATCACCGTAAATTTTGGGCGGTGCTTGCTTATACCGGATGGAAACCGTTCCTAAAATATGGTATGGACAAATAAACAGTACGGCTATGATTATACTTAATGAAAATTCCCCAAAGGAAACTTATGATGAACTTTACAAATTAGCGGTAGGCGATGTGTTTAAAATCGAAGCCGACTATGAAACTGTTATGCTACGTATTCAGAGTGCTAAACCGTATCCCTTTGAGGTGTTCCCTATTACTCCGGGTACCTCTTTATACACGTTATACGGGTGCGACCACATGGTAGTGACTTTGAATAAGGGCATAACAGATTGATACAGAGCGATTTGGAAGTTAACTTATAAACAACTATATTTGTATATCATTTTAAAACAAACGTTCGGTCTACCGACCGGCAAATATTAATCTTTTAAATTTATATTATTATGGTAATCGGAAAAATTAAACCGAGCGCTACTCTTGTAGCACAATTCGCAGCAGGTGTTGAAGTTGAAGCAATCCAACACGATGGAAAAATGTTTTTACCCGTAGTTTCACTGGGTGAGTTTGGCGCAACAGAAGCCCCTTCTGATTCTCCTGTACGGGAAGCTAAACCTGATAAGAAGCCTGCTCCCGCTGCACCTGCCGAAACGTCTGACGTGAAGACGTACACGAAAGACGAACTCATGGATATGGAGTCCAAAGAGTTGATTAAAATCTTGAAGAACGATTACTCCATTGACCCCGATGATTACGATGGAAAGAACACGAACAAGAAACTTCGTGACCTTATTCTGAAAGCTCAAGAGGAAAACGGTGGTGACGATGCCGAGAATGACGACGAGAAGCCTGCACCGAAGAGAGGTAAAGACGCTCCGAAAGAAGACGAGGGCGGTGATGATTTGACCGACAAAGTTGCTGACCTGCTTGAGGAGTTTGACGATGGCACCCGTAACAAAAAGAAGACCATTGAAGCAATCTGCAATTTGGTAGACGATGCCGACAAAGATGCAATCACCGAACTTATTGACAACTTTGAAGAAGACGGTGACGCTTCCATAGACGATACTGCCGAGGAAATCGCCAACGCCCTTAGTGGTGAAAAGAAGAAACCTGCACCGAAGAAACGTGGTGAAAAATCAAAAAAGGAAGAACTCGTTGAGGCGGATGACCTCGAAGTCGGCGACCGAGTTTCCGTTTACTGGAATGACGAGAACAAGGAATGGTATGACGGTGAAGTAGACTCAATCAAAAAGGGTAAAGTTCACGTTGCCTACGATGATGGCAGTGATGATTTCATAGACCCGAAAATCCATACTAAGATTAAGAGACTTGCCAAGTAAGCCCGATTACCGTAAGTTGATTATAGCCGAGGGTAGTAAAATATCTTCGGCTATTTTTGTTTCCTAACTTAAATTATTACACCATGAATAAAGAAGAACTTATTAGACAGGTTGCGAAAATCACACGAAAGAGTCAGGCTGATACTGCCGATGTTATCGAAGCATTGGTAAACGTTATCCAGCATACTGTTGTTAATGAGCCTATCAATATTCCGGGTATCGGTAAATTCTCTGTACGTGCCCGTAAGGGTTTTGTAACGAGAAGTCCTTTCACTGGTGAACAACAGATAACCGTTCCCGACAGATTGGCTTTCAAATTTACCCCTTGTGATGCAATCAAAAGAAAGTTGAACGCTAAAAAGTAAAGCTATGCCAGAAAGAAAAAGTAAACCCAAGAAGTCCTCTGAACTTTCCAATGAGGAAATGGCACTTCTTGGTATTCAATACGTAAACAAGAAGGAAGCTATTAAGGAGCTTGACAAACAGTGTAAGGAACTCCGTTCCCCGCTTGAGAGCTACCTTGAATCTTCGGGTAAGGTAACTTCCACCGGCTCCCGTCTTGCCATTCTTCCTTATGCGGATGTGGACGTTACGCTTAAACATACATGCAGGGAAAGTTACCAACTTCTTCCCGAAGCCGCTGATGTCCTCAAAGAACTTGGTTTCTCAGAGTGTATCGAACTTGTTCCCGTAATACGTGAGGACAAGATTGATGTTCTTGTCGAAGCCGGTAAAATATCACCGGAAGATTTGGCCCGCATCTATGTTCCCAAAACGAGCTATGCGTTCAGTGTTGACATTAAGGAGAGATTCGATGAAAAAGGAATTGACTAACTCTCGTTGTGAGAAGACGCTTAATATCGGTGGTGAACTTATCAAGATGGTTACTGTAATGGGTCTTGCCCAAATAGTAGGAAAGAGTAGACGTACTATCCAACGGTACGAAGAAGTGGGTATCTTCCCACCCGCTCCTATTATCTATAAGGACAGACGTTATTACTCTCTCGCCCTCGCACATAAGCTCCGACCTTTGGTTATGCTTATTCCGGGTAACAAGAAACCGCCCGCTGAACTGCTCACCGAGATAAACAAACTGTTTAACGAAGAAAGGAATTATTATGCCAGTAAAGAAAATCGCTGATACAGAAACAATTGAAAGTTTGCGACAGAACGGAGCAACTGTTTACTATGAGAAGTCTGTAACGAAAAACATGGGGGATTATAACTCCGCTAAAGTTACAGTAGGTATCACCTTACCGATTAAGCCTACAAAGGAAGAAATTGAGTATATCAAGGATACCATTGAAGTAGCTGACGAGATAGTTACTGACGAGATTGAAAACCAAGTTGCAGAGTTATTAGACGATAAATAGTATGAACGCACTTTTGGGATTACGGAAGTCGATGCCTATTACGGGGGTTATCCCGTTTAAATATCTACTCTATGCGGCTTTACTCTCAAACGTTGTGCAGTATGTAGAGGATGATACCAAATGGGGAATATTCGTTGAGACAGAAAGTGACCTCTATGATTACTTTCCCGATTGGACTTCTTCGGATGAACGACTTGATGAAGTTTACAACGCTTTACAGGAACTCGCTGATGAAGGGTTCATTTTTTTCGATGATGATGAACGAATATTTCTCGGAGAGTTTCGGGGAAGGAAGTTTTTCCCATTTGAGGCTAAAACCTCTTTGTATAGTGAGGCACATGAACTTCTTGAAGATTCTCTTGAACAGTTCAGTAAAAGTAAGTCAGGAGTATGCCGTTCCCGCAGCAGGTTTATCCGTTCCAAAATTTCGGATATGCTTGAAAAGGGAATTGAAAAACTTACTCCGGGTGACTTTACGGAACTTCATGGTTACTTGTACGAAATTTATACGGGCGGTGAGATATACAATCTCCGTAATAAAGTGGAATACTTCCAGACATCAAACATGCTAAAGGCGTATGATAAATCTACGGTTTTCGCACTTCTTGTTGAAGGAGTTCTCCACTTTGACAAATATCGGAAGAAAGGTGTTCCCACGCTTACTACGGTAGCCTGTATGAAAGATGATGTAATGCGTTCCCTTACTCATAAGGATGCTGGTTCCAAAGAGTATATGCGGGAAATGAGTAGTTCGACCAGCGGTAGTGGATTTTAAGTATGGATAAAGTATCTGATTATTATCTCATGTGTGGTATAAAGAAAGGATGGCACTCCAAATCACTGGACGATTTTACCAATGATGATGAAGCCCTTGCCCACGTGAAGAATTATTTGCGTAAATTTGCCGAAGCTAAAGAAAGCGGTGTCGGTCTGTATTTATGGGGAAGTAACGGCACTGGTAAGACACATCTTATGTGCTGTGCGTTTAAAGAACTTATCAGTCGTAAGCAGACGGTACGGGTATTTACCATAGATGAAATCGTAGACCAGTTCACCGCTTCTTGGTATTCCCCCGAACATAAACGGGAGCTTAACCACATGTTACGGACGGTTGATTTTTTGGGAATTGACGAGTTCGGTAAGAATGTCGGTAAAGACGGGGAAGCGATATATCTTCCGGATATGGTGAAACGTATTATGGAGTCAGTTATCCGCTTTCGTGTACAGATGAAACGACCGATATGGTTTTCTTCTAACACAGACCCTAAGTTTGTTCGGGAAGTGTTCTCCGAGGACATTGCTTCATTACTTAATGAAGCGGTTATTGACGTATGTGTTCGTGGAGAGGACTATCGGAAAATTGTTCAACGCAATAATAAAAAGAGGTTCTTATGAAAGTAGGCGAACAGTTGTTTGTGTCTTGTTTAAAACGTAAAGACCATAAGATTCTCTCCGTTGTACAGAAGCAATGGTTGGACGATGATGAAGCCCGACAGTACCGATGTATAATGGAGTATTATCGTGAACATGGTGAGATGATGGGTCTTAGGACGTTCGTTGATAAGTTCGGTTTAGACTCTTCGGGAGCCGATTCCCGACCGGCATATTATCTGAACGCTCTTAAAGAACGCTACATTTTCGCAACGGTGTCGGAGAAAGTACCCAAGATACTAAAGGGTATCAAGTCCGACCCCCGTGGAAGATTGTCGGAGTTCCAGTCCCTTATCGCCATGTTATCGGTGGATGCCGTTGAAAGCAAAGACACTCTTTATTCCGATGATATTGAAACACGTATTGAGGAGTATAAAAAACGTACTGAAAAAATGGGTGTCACTCATTTAAGTATGGGTGCTCCCGATATGGACGCTACGTTTTACGGGTACAGGAAAAATGACTTGATTACTATCGGTGGTAAAGCCGGTGTAGGTAAAAGTTGGCTTATGTTATACCTTGCCTTTTTATTGGAAGGTGTAGTGAAGGAACGTTGTGAACTTGGAGAAACGCTTGGTGATATTCTGTTTATCACTAATGAGATGGGTGAAGACGAAATAAAGGAACGCATTGACTGTTTAAAATTTCATCTTCCCTTTGAAGCTTTTCAAAAAGGTACTCTTACGGAACGTGAAAGAAAACGTTATTTTCAAGGACTTAAAAAGTTAACCAGTGAGCCGTCAAAGTTGCGTATCGTATATAGCTGCCAAACTATTGACGAGCTTTCCACATACATAGGTCTTTTCCAACCGTCCGCTGTATTCATAGACGGTTCCTATCTTATGGAAAGCAGGATGCAAGAGGGGTGGGAGAAAATCGTGTACATCACCCGTAATTTGAAAAGGCTTGCCAAGAACTTTTCCGTCCCTATTATAAACTCTACGCAGTTAAAGAGGGGTTCTTCCAAGACCGCTTCCAAATATTCACTGGACGGTCAGGATGATTTTGCCTACTCAAATTCTTACTCTCAGGATTCCGATTTGGCTATCCGTATGTTTCAGGACGCAGATATGAAGTTCCATGATGTAGTAGGATGCGAGGTTGTAAAGGGAAGACGTGTTAAAGGAAATACTACGTTTGTCTTTCAGAATGACTTGACAAATATGTGCCAATCACTAACATTACCGGCCGATGAATCTTCCTCAACACCTGTTGTCCCAGATTTGTAACTGGACTTGCATTAGTGGCACTGGTACGATATTCATGCAGGATAGAACATTTCGTGATGTTTCCGTTGTGGGCTATTTCAAGATGTACCACTGGTGGTTTATTGTTCATAGGGACATAAGCTATCCCGATTGTTATATTGTTTCTGAGGCGAGTACCGGATGCGCAATCATGGAGTACTGCTATGATACGGTACGGGATGCTGTGGAATCCGCTTTGCCGATAATAAAAGCTAAACGGTATTACTTTTTCACTTCTACAAAAGAGAAACTGACAAAATACCGTTATAGTTTGCTGAACAGAAATTTAAATATTCAAACTTTGTCAATAGATAGTGCTTTATGGATTTTATAAATGAGGAAGGCATCATTGCCGGACATTGTACAAAAATTAATTCCGCAAGAACCGGCGGTTGTATGAGTGAACCTTATGTCATTCACTATAATGGCTCATTCGTATATGAGGGGTTTAAGTTTGTCCTTGGACATAAAAAGAACAGCTCTGAAACTCATTTGTACGAGGTTTCTACCGGGTCTATCGCAGTGTTTAATAAAGAAGTTTCCGGCAGACGCATTGAGAGCTATTATAAAAAGCTTCTTGATAAACTTGCCCTACATAAAACCACTATCGAAAAAGTAGTTGCAAGTTATTGTTTTAATGAATTAGATTTACCCTTATGGAAAAAAACCGTTTTAATTCTTGGCTGACTAAAATAGGTGCTGTACTGTGTGCAGCCGTTTTGTTTGCCGTGCTTGCTTTGGTCGTTGTATGGTGTATTATCGCCCCCGTTGTTAATTACGTGCGAACGCCCAGCGAAATAACCGAAATACGCATGTATTTGCGTTTTTTCTTGTTCCTTTTTGCTGTTATGGTATTCGGAGTTCTACGCTTGTATAATAGTATAGTGAAGAACACGTTGTTTCTCGTAAAACTTAGAGAAACGCTCGCTCCTTTCATACGTGCGTTTCCGGGTATTGAGAAAACTGTTCGTACTAATACGAATACCGAGAACTCTTTAAGAGGTGCTCTTGACAGATTATCCTCCTCTATTGAGGAAGCAACCGAAATGCTTTCATCTATTAAAGATAAGAAATAATGCCAGTACATCGTTCCAAGCGCTCCCTTATGGATATATTTGCGGATTATTCTCCTAAGCAAATGACGAACGGACAAATTCGTATGGAGTGTCCGTTCCGTGAGAACCATGAGGACGGTAGTGGACGCATTTCCTTTTTTGTAAGCCCCGATAAGAACGCTTATCATTGCTTTTCTTGCAACGAGCATGGAAACCTTGTCAACTTGCTTACTACAAAATTCGAGGTGGGGTACTTTGATGCGATGGAACTCGTTACGATTTCCGATTTCGAGAAAAAGGACTCCCCCGAATTTGAACTTGATTTAAGCTGGCGGTTAATACCGCCCGAAGACTTTCTTAAACGTGGTTTTAAAAAGGAAACGCTCAAACACTTCCGTATAGGTCTTTCCGAGGATAACAAGATTATCATTCCGTTTTATCGGGACTTCAAAACTCTTACCGAACTTGTAGGTTATCAGTCAAGAACCAACTATCCTACACGTGTGGTTCGGAACAGTAAGAATTTCAAAAAGTCTGAGTACTTATATAACTTGGACTTCTCTTATGATTACGTAATAGTCGTAGAGGGTTATTCCGATGTTATGCGGTTGTACCAGCATGGCTACAATGCGACCGCTTTGCTCGGAGCTGACATGAGTTCGTGGCAGGCTTCCCAAGTTGCCAAGTTTCCGAAAGTATATCTGGCTCTTGATAATGATAATACAGGTAGACGTGCTACGGAGATTTGCTATCACCAGTTGAAGAATGAAACCGAGGTTTTGTTAGTTCCTTATACAAGTAAAGACCCTGGCGAGTGTATTTCTCCGAAAGTTTGGGGGAGATTCTTCCACAGTAGTACGGACTATGTTGAATATTCAATGGAAATGGCTATCGGTTGGGATGATTATCTTGACATGAAAGATAAAGTGTTACGTGAATTAAAAAATAGAAAAGAATGAGATTTATATACGGTTGGAATGGTCTTGCTCCAGATAAACATATCGTTATAATAAGAGGACTTGATTCGGATTCCTTTTCTTTCTTCACTTCTTTCGTGAAAAAGGTACCCTACTATCGGGTTGTTTCTTACCAATGATATAGGAGAGGAACGTAATGATGCTTGTTCACCTTTCATAGATGAATCTGTTACGTCTTCTATACATACATTTCTTATTCGGGAACGACCGGATGATACTTCTGACGCAGACCTCATAAAATTGGTTTTGGAGGATTTTCCTCCTTACAATGAAGACGAAGACCCTATTGTAGAAGAGTATTCGTATAAAGACTTTTTAAGTTCAGTGTATGATGTGGCAGAACCAAGAGGTTTCGCAAGTCCCGAAAACTTTCGAGCAAGGTATCTTGTAAACCGTGAGATGCTCTCCCGTATTCCTGTTGAGGAGAACAAAGAAAGGCTTCTTAGACAGTTTGTTTCTGACTTTTCCAAGACTATTATTGAAAACGCAGAAAAATATATCCGAACGGATATTTCGTATGATGATTGGGGTACAATGGAAGTTAGTTTTACTCTCAGCATAGTTCCGAAATAGACATTTGGAAGTTATCTATTATTTTTGTATATTTAAGTGTATTAGAAAACACATAGTGTTTAACCGTCCAATACAATGGACTTAAAAATTAGTATTATGCCAGTAAGAGAAAGTGGTCGTCGTAGACGACATGACGAGGATGAACCTCGCAGTGCTCGTAAAAAAGAGCGTAAACAAGGTTGGGGTGCAGTTGCACAACGCCAAGCGGAAGTTGCTGAAAACAGAGAAAAAAGTGAAAACGCTGTTCGTGACTTCTGGCTTAAACCGGGTGAAACCGCTATTATCCAGTTCTTACAAGACGAACCGTATTGCTACAATGCGCACAGCGTAAAGGACAAACGTGGTAACTGGACTACAATTCCTTGTCAGTTGGATACCAGCCGTCATTGTGTACTCTGTTCCGAGGGTTCCAAACAAATTTGGCGTGCTGCGTTTAAGTTACTCGATTATCGTGGTAGCTGGGATTCTGAAAAGAAGAAGTTCAAACACGACAAGCCGGTCGAAAAGATTTGGAGAGTTGGTACTACTATCGCCCAACAGTTGAAACAGATTGTCGATAAAAAAGGTAAGGAACTTACTGAACTCGTTCTTGAAGTTACCCGTACCGGCGAGGGGAAAGACGCAACGTACAATTTTGAGATGGCTTTTGACGATGATGATAGACGTATGCGTCCGAAAGATTGGGAAGAAATGCTCCCGTCCGCAGAGGAAATTTGCCAACCGCCAACGGATGATGAACTTGACGAGATGGGTGTTTCCGTAAGCGATGATTGATAGTTTTTATTTATAAATGTATAGGGTGGTAGTTTTAATAGGCTGTCACCCTATCTAAATTTGTACTATGAAGGAATTAAAAACCCCGTCTTGTACGGTTGGACTTGTACAGAGTCTTAGTGAACTAAAGGATTACTTGTATTCATGTGAAGATAACAGTATTCTTACAAAAGACTGGGAAACTACCGGACTTGATTTTGATGCGGTTCCTTTAGGTCTCTCCTTGCACCAACGAGGGAGAAACCCGATATTCGTACCGATAGATTTTCATTTTAGTAAGGGGTTCCCCATGAAAGAAGTTGCCGAGATATGCAACGAACAGTTTCCCCGTTTTAGACTTATAGCGCATAACGCCAAATATGATAGTATGATAAGCGTTATGAATGGTATCAAAGACGAGTGTTTCTCTTTCTATGTGGATACCTTGCAGATGATTCATCTGTATAACCCGAATTTAGCTATGAAACTGGAAGATAGAGTACTTGCTGATTTCGGTTATGCGAAAAAGGATTTTAAGGAGATAAGTGGTAAACCGTGGAACCGTATTAATTGGAGTTTGGACGGTGACGAACTTCTTGAACTTCTTGCCGGATATGCTGGTGAGGATACTTATTGGGAAACAAAACTGTATTACAAGTATATGCCCCTTTTGGATGAACACGCTAAACGGTTACTTTTCGAGGTTGAGATGCCCATGATTAACATCCTTAGGGATGCGAAAATCAGAGGTGTTCTTATCAATAAGGATTTGCTTCTTGATTTCGATAAACATGTAGACAGTGCGTTATCTGAATGTCTGGATTCTATCTATGAGGAATGTGGTTGCGTGTTCAATCTCAATTCCGCCCCGCAAAAGCAGAAAGTGTTTTTCGACCAGATGAAACTTCCCGTTATAAAAACCACTAAAAAAGGGGGTAGAAGTACTGATGCCGGAACGTATGAGGAGTGGGCTAATATGGGATATTCGGTCGGTGAGGCTTTATTGGATTATTCCGAATTACAAAAGCTCATTACTGGTTATATCCGAGCCATTCCACCACAGTTGGACTCTCATAACGTTCTTCGTGGTGACTTGAATAGTGCGGGAACTAAAACCGGACGTATGTCGAGTAGTGGGCCTAATTTACAGAACATGCCCAATAATCATAACTTTCCAGTACGGGCAGCTTTTATTCCGAGACCGGGTTATGTGTTCGTTAATTACGATTACTCGCAATTGGAACTTCGTGTAATGGCTCATGTAAGCCATGATAAACACTTTATGGATATTTTTCTTCATGGTGGCGACCCTCATGGCGATGTTGCAAAACGTTGTGGTATTACTCGAAAACAGGCAAAAGTTATGAATTTTGGCGTGTTGTACGGCATGGGGGTTGGTAAGTATGTAAATACGTTTAAAGTGTCCAAAGAGCGTGCCCGTCAGATGATTGATGATTATCATAAAGTGTATAGTGGATTTGCCAAATGGAAAGAGAGTACCGAAACATTCGCCAAACGAAACGGATACGTTCGTACTATCTTTGGACGTATCCGTCAGTTGCCCGAAGCCTCTAAAGACCCGTTTCATCGGGATGATGCGGCTTATTTCGGTGCACTCCGACAAGCAGTTAACACTGTTATACAAGGAAGCGGTGCCGACATTGTGAAAAAAGCCACTATTGCTATGTGCCGTAAATTTAAAGAACGTAATTTGGACGCTCATTTTCTGTTACAGGTGCATGATGAAGTTCTCATTGAAGCACGTATAGACCAGATGTTTGAAGTTGAACGCATTGTCATTGACTGTATGGAAAACACTGTTAAACTTGACGTTCCTTTGCTTGCGGATGGTAAGATACTTGCTAATTGGGGAGAGATGAAAGACGATGATGTGGTATCATTACCATATAGATTTGATTATTCAATTTATTCTTCATTATTTAATATTGCATAGCTATGCCGAAGAAATCTTTGTCCTCGTTGAATGAGGTTATCAATCGTTTTAATAAGACAATGGGAGATGGTGTTATACATACAGCTTCCACTTTGCCTAATTGTCGCAAGATACTTAGTTCCGTTCCCGCTTATAATTATATCAGCTTCGGTGGATTTCCTATCGGACGTGTTATTGAACACTACGGAGAAAACGGTTCCTTGAAAAGCTATCTTTCGTATGATGCCATAGCCCAGTTCCAGCATTATGATTGGGCTAACCATGAACAAGGTGCTTTTACGAAATTCACTTATTCGGGTGAAGGTGACGTAAGGGAACTTGAGGGATACGAATTACGAAAAGGGTATAAACCTAAAAAAGACCCTATCGCAAGACGTGTCGCCCTTGTTGATTTGGAAGCTACCTATACTCCCGATTGGGGAGAGAAATTCGGAATAGACAATGAGGGTCTTATTCTGATTCGCCCTACCATGCTAACTGAAAGTGTGGATGTGGTACAAGCGTTACTTGCCGAGGAAGATATTAGCTTGGTAGTATTTGACAGTCTTTCGGCCGTTGGTACGGATGATGAAGTTGACAAATCAATGGAAGACCAACAAATGGCTTCTGGCGCACGTTTTTGGAACAAGGCTTTCCGAAAGTTCCAAGCCTCTCTAAACGCTTCCCCACATGGTGAGGCTACCTTGCTCGTTATTAATTCCGCTTATCAGAAAACTGGTATTGCCTATGGCGACCCAGAAGTTATCAGAAACGGAGAACAGTTGAAACGTACCAAAACATTATCCGTACGTTTTAAGGCACTCAAGAAGATACAGGGTAAGACTGACGAGGGGGACGTAACGGTCGGTAGGAACATTACGATTGAGTGTATGAAGAATAAAGTGGGAAATCCCGGACGTACCGCAAATTTCTTCTACGCATATACAGATTACGGAAATGTTCCTCGTAATAAGACTGACGTTGCCGGACAAATCGTTGACCTCGGACTTCGGTTCGGTTTGGTTGAACGGAAAGGAGCGTGGTATATCTATGGTGATACACGTGTACAAGGAATGGACGGTTTCGTTGATGCACTTACGAAAAACGGTGAATTGAAAGAACTTGAAAAGGACGTTTATGATGAAATGTAACGATGAAGAAAATTGAGATTGCCGAGGATGATTTTAAGAAGATTATCCTCATGCTTAAATTAAGCAAGAAATCAATGAACATTGACCCGAAGGATTTACTGTTAGGAAATCTTTGGCGTGTTGCACCTAAGTTGGCGGATAAGTTATTACGTACTGCCGGCTACGCTATCGTAGAAAACAAAGGACGTATTTCCGTAAAACCAGTTAATACTACCGAAACACCTAAAGAGGAGAAACCGGCTCCCCGTTGTAGGAAACGTACTCGGTAGATTTTCAGAGTCCTCGGTTTTTTGAATTTTTTCCGAGGACTCTTTTACTTACTATGCGTATGGATACAATATTATTACTAACAAGTTTGCAGGAAACCTTGTTTCCTCAGACAATGTACATCAATCAGTTCGGAGTGTTTCTTCACGCTTTCCATATTAGCTTTGCGTGCCCTAAAGCAAAGTTAAAAATCGAACTGGGTTCTTTAAACGGTATATGGGGAAGTACTCCCACAGCGTTTTCTACTCATTGTGGTTTTGGAAAACCCCTTACCCGTGAGAATTTTAAGTACCCAAATATAACCGAGGCGGTAAGAAGTTCCGTTATTGAGGCAGTTGACTACTTTTATTCTGCATCTGTTCCCAATAGCTTGATGAAGGAATTTAAAAAGTGGGAAGCACTTTCCGATGAAGAAAAACTTAAAACGTTATGCCAAAGAAATTCGCTTATATAGACCGTCTTTTTGAAAAGGAGACTACTCGTGCCCGTTCTAAAAAACAGGAGAGCCGTATTGCACGTGAATTAAAAGGACACACCTCTATAAATTCGGGAGCTACATTCGGACAAAATGATGTGATTACCGATTTTTGTGAAGTTGAAGCCAAAACCACCGAAAAGGAGTCTTTCTCTTTAACTCTTGCCGATTGGAGAAAACTAAAAAAGAAATGCAAGGGTTCCAAGATGCCTATACTGGTCGTTGACTTTGAAAAAAGCACCGATAGTCTGGCGGTTCTTACCTATGACGATTTACTCTTTCTCATTGAAAAGGCCAATAAAGAGGACTGACCGGACGGTTTGGAGTTTATCTTGTAAATGTGTATCTTTATAGTATGAAACGAACAAGTTACAAACCTTTCCGCATCATTGACGGATACCTAATTAAACCACAGCAAGGCGGTTACTATAAAATAGTTGAATATTCAAGTATGAGTAATGGACAGAGTTCTAAGAAACGAACGGTCGCAAAAAACTTGGACTTATCTACTGCCGAAGCAGAACTTTATAAACTGGAGAAACAAAATAAGAAACCATAAATAAACACTAATTAAAAATCCCACAATGGCTGAATTTTATTTCTTTAAGACGGTTGTTGAAAAAGGACGCAACCGTTTACGTCCGTTATCCGGACAGAAGTTAGATGGTGTTGACGTAGATACAACACTTAGCGTACAATCTGATAAAGTAATCAGAGCTACTTATCCTATCGGAACTGTTTTCGGAAGTTCCTCTCTTGAACTCCGTTCCGGATTCTACGCTGCCGGAAATATTTATCCTCTTGGTTTAAAAGAGTACAAGGATGACACCCACCGTCCCCCCGAAAGTTTACAGCGTGCCTATGAGGTGTTCATCGGTGCTTCTACTATGGAGGGTGTTTTTAAAGAAAGTGGGGAAGACTTTGATGAACGGCCTGATTCACTTCTCGCAAAAATGCGGAAGAACAAACGTTTCCGTATCCCCTCTGTTGACGAGGACGGTTTCTATGTAGATTTGAACTGTTGGTATCTCCTGTTAAGGAACATGCTCAATCAGGTTAATACAATGCTAATCGGCCCTACTGGTACAGGTAAGACATCAATTATTCGGCTTGCATGTACGAAATTGGGTATCCCGTGCTCTATCTATGATATGGGTTCCATGTATGACCCTATTGCAGGTATGCTCGGTGTTCACCGTTTACAAGAGGGTGGTGTGTCAGAGTTCGATTACGCAAAGTTTACGCAAGACGTTGCCCGTCCGGGTGTAGTCGTACTGGATGAATTGTCACGTGCCCCAGTTACCACAGCTAATATTCTGTTCCCTTGTCTTGACGACCGTAGGGAACTTCCTGTTGAGATGGCAGGTGGTAAGGATATGCGAAGAATTAAGATTCATCCCGAATGTTGTTTTATCGCAACTGCGAATGTAGGAGCCGAATATACGGGAACCATGTCAATGGATAGAGCATTGGTCGGTCGTTTCTTCCCAGTGGAACTTGACTACATGCCTAAGGATAGTGAGATTTCCGTTTTAGTAAAACGTGGGGGTATCAGTTCAAGTGAAGCCACCCATATTGTAGGTGTCGCCAATACGGTACGCTCCTTATACCGGAAAGGTGAACTTGGCTGTTCTCTCTCTACTCGTGAGACTCTCATGGCCGCTGAATTGGTAGCGGATGGTTGGAACGCTCAACAAGCAATGGAAATGGTTTTCTTGCCTCTTTTCGAGGGAACTTATACTGAGGGTGAGCGTGGTATTGTACGCAAATCTCTTATGAGTAGATAACTATGTGCTATGACAGTAATCAATTTCCAAAGACAAAACCTAAAACAGGTAATTTGTATTATAACGGTAAGCTCATAAAAGAGAATAAACCGTTCTCTATAATCGGAGCCGAAAAGAAAAGGTTGATTGCTTTAGGTTACAAGAAAGAACTATTTAAAATTTCCTACTATTATGAAAGAAGAAATAACAATAACGGACGAAGTTATTGATAGCCTTATGGACGACTGGTTAGACCGTGACGGAGATACATACGTAAAGAAACGTACTTCTAAACGTCTTGGCTGGGAAAAATCTCTTGACGAGGATGCTTCTTATTCGTCTTATATACTGGAGTCCCCTACGCAGGAAGATTTGGTAAAACGAGCTTATACTCTCGCAAGGGAAACTCTTTCCGTAATGGATATGCCGTTTAAAATTCACTTACGGGTACTTCCGGGTAATGATAGTTACACTGACGGACGTAACGTATGTGTATCTACAAAGGTGTTTGATGAACCAGAATATTCGGTCGGTGAGAAACTTGACGTGTTTTTGGGTATTACCGTGCATGAAGGATGCCATGTTCTTTATACCGATTTCAAGGAGATTCGACCTATCAAGATTCCTGCAATACACGAGATATTCAATATACTTGAAGATGAACGTATTGAACGTATTTGTGGGTTTAACTTTCCCGGACTTTCCAATTTCATAGAGAAAGTAAAATTCTATATCTTTGATAAATACTATATAGACTATGTGGTACCGGAAAAAGAGAAACGGGAACTTAACCCTTTCGAGCGCATCTTTAATTTGCTCCTTTATATTATCCGTTACCCGAAATATCTGGAAGAAAGTGAGGTTATTGAGTTCGCCCCGTATCTTTTAAAGATAAAGGAAGTGGTGCTCCCCTATCCGGAAACTACTTCGCAATGTGTAAAGTGTGCCTATAAGGTTTTTGATATTATCAAAGAGTTTTATAAGGATGAAATGCGTAAACATGAAGAAAGTAAGGGTAGTGGTGAGGGTGATTCTATGAGTGATGAAGAACTTGAAGAAGCCATTGGAGAAATTCTTAAAAAGGATGTTGAAAGAGATTCTCATAAACGTAAAATTGTCAGTGGCTCTCCGACATCCGCACCTGCTAAAGACGGTGGTGGCTTGGGAGATTCCGATGTTGCTTCGGTTATCAAAGATGATGAAGGAATAGTCGGTGAACTCTGTGAGGGACTTGCCGAAGTCGGTGACGGTAAAGATACTTTCTTTTTAAAAAGTGATTCAAACCAAGCGGTTTATATGGAGTCCCTTTCTCGTGTGAAAAGGTATATTCCCGCAATAAACAAAATATTGAAGGGACACTGTAAGGAATATAAACTCATTCATCGCTCTATGCGTAGCGGCGTTCTTGATACGAATAAACTCGCAGAAGCGTTTCAAGGAATACCTACTTGTTACATAAGAGAGGGAGAAGTCAGAACCGATAAGGTTTCTGTGGTAGTACTTATTGATGAAAGCGGTTCAATGGGTGGTGATAGAATACAGTCTGCTCGTGATGCTGCTGTTCTTATAAACGAAGCGATAGGAAATATTCCTAATGTGGAACTTTTCATATATGGACATTCCGGCGATGAAAAACGCTATTACTCTACGGAAATGTATGTGTATCGTGAAAAGAATTACTCTCCCAAATACGCTCTTGGAGCCGTAAGAGCACGTTGCCAAAACAGAGATGGTGTTGCTATCTATGAAACAGCTCTTCGAGTTAGGGAGCAAACCAAGAATCCTTGTCTGTTCTTCATTTTGTCAGACGGTGCTCCTTGTGCAGGTGACTATGGTGGGACTTCTGCTATGCACCATGTAAAAGAACAAGTGATAAAAACGGAGAAAATGGGTTTCTATGTAATACAGGTATGTATCAATCATTGTTACGACCCAGCCTCTATGTTTAAGAATTACGTTATTCTGGAAGATATGAGTACGCTTGCATTGGAACTTGCAAAAGCTATTAAAAAGTCTACTATATCCGCAGCAAAAGTAAGCGTTACTTAAACCATTTGGAATATTGAAAACATTATCTTATATTTGAACTGCTGACAGCCTCCACTTATAGCAGTTCGTGGGGGGGTGTGGTTAAGTGGGATTCTCCCCCCCCCTTTATACTTTTAATAGAATTACTTACTAAAAATTTTAGTGACATGGAAACAAAAAAGTGTACACATTGCGGTAGGGTATTACCTACATCTAATTTTCACAAGTCAAGTTATACGAAAGACGGTTTATATCCTACTTGTAAGGATTGCCGTAAGGAACAACAAAAAAAAATCACGTCTTAAACGTAGCGCTTCCCCTCAGCTTAATCCGGCACTTGCCGATTTTACCCCGCAGGAGTTAATCGAACAGTTACGGGCATTAGGTTATAAGGGGAGTCTTGAATACGTTGAGACTAAAACTCATTTAATTAAACTATGACCCGTACAAGAAAAATCGGAAAATTGTTAAGGGGGATTTCTGAAAAGGAGTCCCCTAAAAAAGTATCAATCGTACAAGCTCTTGATGATGCGTGTGCAAGTGGATTTACAGAGAGTGAACGTTTTTCTGTTCGTAATATCAGGTCTTCGTTAAAGGTAATGCAGTCTTTGCTGGACGCAGAGGATTTTAATAGAGATGCTTTCTTTTTGAAGTTCTTCCAGTTCTATACCTCTGTTATGGCTCCCGATGGACGTGCGAAAGGAGTGTTTCATCCGTCACAATTGTTGGATGGTTGTGTCCGGAAAATGTGCTTCGAGTTAAACGATGTGGAACCAGTGGATGAATTTTCTCGTGGAATATCCGGCGCATTGCAACGGACGTTCGATGTAGGAACATGGTATCACCTATATACACAGGCTCTCCTTTACCGATTAGGACTTCTTGAACAGGCGGAAGTCCCAGTAGTGAACAAAGAAAAACGTTTGAACGGTAAGGCGGACGGTAAATTCCACAAGGAAGTTTTCGGTGAGAATGTTATTCTTGAAATAAAAACCATGAATAATTGGAACTACTCTAAAGCGGTATTCCGTCCTTTTAAGAAGCACGAGTTTCAAGCCTCATTGTATGCTCGTGAACTCGGAGCTACCAAAGTTCTGTATTTGTATATAAATAAGGATACTTCCGAAATGAAAGAGTTCCTTATGCCTCTTAATGAAGAACAGCTTGCTATTGCCGATAAGAAAATGGACACAGCCCTTACGCATGTTTCCGATGGAACTCTACCACCAAGAAGATGTCTTGATAAGCTGTGTGATGATGCTTTACAATGTCCGTTTGCTTCTTTATGCTTTAAAGATTAGCTTATGCCAGTAAGAAAAATTGCCGTTAAAGACCCTCTCTCTAAATTCAGAGAAGTCTTTTCAGAAATAAATGCTCCCAAAGGCGGACTTCCTACGATGCCGACCACTGTTGCAGAACTCGCTTCTGAAAAGCTGGGAGATATGATTGCACGTTATACCGCATGGAGAGAATTTACCGAAGACCGTCACATGGAAGCGTGTGCGGTGTACGCACAATGTAAATCAGAATATGATTTGGCTTGTGATAAAGCGGTTCTTACTTCTTCTGCCGCCACTGTTACCGAACGAAAAGCGGATGCCAAGACATCTGAAAAAGTAGTTTCCCTCTATAAGGACTTACAGGAAGCCGAGATTTACCGTGACCTGCTTGCGGGAAAATTGGAATCTTTCAGTAACGTATTAGCTATGCTTAGTCGTGAACTTACCCGTAGAGGCGTGCAGAATATGTAATATGGGAAACCCGATTGATTATCCAGTAGGGTCTATTATAAAACACAGTTATACTCATAGGACGTATCAAGTTATAGAGCATACCTCTAAAGGACTCTCTAAAATGCTTGAGCTGACCTATGGGTATATTGAGATTTGGAACTCTTATAATAACCCAGTATTTTTGCCTTATTTAATAGAACCTCAAATTCTTATCCTTTATGGCACCTCTTGATTTAGAACGTACGGCTACTGCTGAGATAAGGAAAGAAAGTCTTACCCTTGCAGTGCAGCTATTATCCGCCCATAATTATGTAGCCTCTCCTGTATGCTGTTCAGACAGCGTTAAACCCGAAACCGAAGAAACCGATAGAATTTCTAATTTGCGGGATGATGTGTTATCTTTGGCCCAGAGTTTTGAATGTTACATCTGTAAAGGTACTACAATATAATGGCACGAATAATGAAAAGGAAGCGTATCCCGAAGACATTGATACGCAGTAATAATGTAGTCGTTAAGAACCCTACAAGTAAGAGCTGCTGGAAAACTATCAGCGGATATGAGGGTTATTATGAAGTTTCTGATAAAGGAGTTGTACGTGCGATAACACGTGATGTTCCATATAAAAATGGAAAAATACACTCTTTGAAAGGACGAGTTATAAAACCTTCAAAAGATAAAGATGGCTATTTGCTTGTGCATCTTTATAAAAATGGAAAAACTACGACTTTTAAAGTTCATAGGTTGGTTGCTCAAGAGTTCATTCCAAACCCAGAAAAATTTCCCGATGTAAATCACAGAAATGAAGTGAAAGATGATAATCGGGTAGAAAATCTGGAATGGTGTACAAGAGAGTATAATGTAAATTACGGTGATAGAAATAAGAAAGCAGGAGAGCTACTTACTAAGTTTTTATATCAAAGATTTACCATTGATGGTAAATATATAGATACTTTAAAGTACCAAGAAATTCTTGATGAAGGTTTTGATTATGGTTTTGTTGTTAAAGCTGCCACAGGTGAATATAAGACAGCTTATGGTTTAATCTGGAAAAGGATTCTCGTAGAAGATTACAAAAAAGGAGTTACTCCTATTCTACGAAGAAATGGAGTAGTGGTTAACAAACCTACTTCTAAAGTTTCTTGGAAAAGTTTCGAGCGTTTGGTCGCCAATTTCTTCCATACCAAGAGAGTTCCTCTTTCCGGAAGTAATAGTGGTCATAACACAAACAGCGATTCCTTACATCCTAAATTATACATAGAATGTAAGGTGCGTAATAAGTTTTCCTTATGGCAGTTATTTCTTGACACTGAACAAAAAGCCAAAGTGGAGAAAAAGTTACCCGTAGTCGCTATCAAACAGAAAGGTGAAAAAGGTTATCTTCTTGTGATACGACCGGAAGACCTCGAAAAAATTGCAGAAATAAGAGCCGAAGTTTTTGAAGTTGAGGAATAACTTATATCTTTGTGGAGTTCAAAGATACCTGCCGTTGAGTTACAAATATCGTAGTAATTATGGAAGCAATTAATGGAGACAAACAAGTTCTGAGGTGTAAGTCCTCAACGGATGCTAACAAACTTGCCGGAAGCATCCATTCAACTTACCAGAGTAACCCAACAAAAGACCTCTTTCTTCGTGTGATTGGTGCAGGTGCATTAAACCAAGCTACTAAGGCGGTAATTATCAGTAATAAGTTCTTTGCGAAAAAAGGTATCGTACTGGCAATGCAACCGTCTTTCCAAGACACCGAGGATAAGACTACTGTAATTGAACTAAAGGTTTTGTTTATTCGGAATTAATTTTCCGCTTTTTATTTTGAATAATAGAAACTTTTAGTATTTTTGCAATGCGGTTTTTACAGCTAATCGCTTTATAAAAGAATACTTGCTGAAATCTTTTAATAACTAACGTTATGGCAAAAAGAGGTGCAAAAACAACGAGAGCTGCTGCTCGTAAGACTGCTGCCGGTAGAGGTGGCCGTGGTGGTAGAAAAGCTGCTGCTAAGGGTTCAACTTCTGCATAAGCTGAGTGGCAACCGCAATAAAACCCCCGCAATATCTTGTGGGGGTTTTTAATTCATAAACGTTTAAAACTATGGAAAAGAAAGTATTACTATTCTCCGGCGGTTTGGATTCTATGTTACATGAATGGCTTATAAAGCCTGACGTACTTTTGTACGTAGACATGAAAACGTCCTATTCCGAACGGGAAATCGAGGCACTTAATCGGCTACCCTCTTATTACAAAGAGAGGATTGTTATCAAACAACTTCCATTGGGAGAGTATGAACGGGAAAACAAATATCTCCCCTATCGTAATCTTATACTCGGAGCTATCGCCATGCAGTACGGACAGTATGTATATTTTGGGTTCAACAATCACGATAATGCGCCCGATAAGGATGATACGTTCCTGCGCAGAACAAATAAACTGTTCGACCATTTAAATATAAACTGCATGGCCGATATGAATTGGGATAAACCGTCTTACGGATTTTTCGCCCCGTTCAAAGATTATTCTAAAACCGATTTGATGCGGAAATGTCTTGCTAAAGAAATGCCCGTTGAGTGGATACAGAATATTCGCTCATGCTATGACGGGGTTTCCCAAAAGGGATGCGGTGTATGTAACGTATGTTTCAATAAGGCGGTCGCCCTGCTTAATAACGGAATATACGAGGACTCTCTTTTTGATACTCCTATTACTGACGAGACATTCCGTATTAAGTTGAACGATATAAAAGACGATACAGATGCGCACACACAGAAGTACATCAGAGAAGTTCATTCGGCGAGAAGAGCATTACAACAAATTCACCAATAAAGGGCTTTTATATTTTTCCGCCTCTTCAACGGGTGACTTCCAGCAACTCTATGATTTCGGTATCAGAGAAATGCTTGTATCATTCTTTTATATAAAGAAAAACCCCTCTTACTATGATAAGATGCTCCCTCTCCTTAAAAAGGAAGGGGGTATCTTTATGACAGACTCCGGAGCCTTCTCCTTTATGGCTAAGTTCCGTGAAGACTCTCCCGAATACAAGGATTCCGTATATGAAAAATTCTGGATACCCTATCTTGAAGAATATGTAGCGTGGATACGTGCCCATAAGGACTATATATTTTCCGCTGCCAATCTTGACTTGGATACTATTGTCGGTAGGGATGTGGTTGATAAGTGGAATAAGGAATATTTTGAACCCCTTGAACGTGAGGGCATCCAGATTGTGTATGTTGCACACTGGGATGAAGATATTGATAAGACCGGTTTACGCAGACTTGAGGAGTACTTGCAAAAATACCGATATGTAGGTATCAATCAAAATCATAAACAGTGGGCATCCCGTATCTACCAACTGGTGAAAAAGTACCGGCGTAGAATACATGGTTTCGCTTGGACGGAGTTTGATTTGCTAAAGCATTACCCGTTTTTTTCTGTGGATTCCGTTACATGGTTGGGTGGTGTTCGATTCGGTACAACGTATAATTATGACGGAAAGAATTTCAGCACTATTGACTACAAGCATAAATACCGGAGAAAGGCCAATCGTCTTAAATATGAAAGTAGGGGAATTGACTATGAGGGAATAAAAAGTGAGAAACGTGTCCCTATTAATCAAATGAACCTAATCGGTTGGTTAGGGTTTAGAAAAGAATACCTGCGTATGGCAAATTTAAAACTTCACACCAGAGTAGTAGGTGATTATGAGAGAAAGTTGTAGATTTGCTTTCATTTTAGTATATTTGAATAATCATTGAAACGTAAACCGCATGGAAACCAGTATTAAAAAACGGATTGATATTGTAAAAGCAACCAGTGATTATGAGACTTTAAAAACTCACCTATGCTCATTCTTTGAGAAAGGGGATTGCCCCGATTGTGTAGGTTGTCGAAAAGCAGAATCCGATATAGACGATTGTCGTTCTTATTATCTTGAACGTATAGCTATTCATCCTATGGATATTTGGCGTGAAGAGTTCGATACGATAAAAGTTCTTTCTCGTGATAAAGTCGCTGTTGAGGATATTGTCGGTATCGGAGTAAGTTGTGACAGATGCTATATGTATGATAAATGCCCGTTATACAAGAAAGGGTATGTGTGCGCAATTGATTGGGGTTCTTCAAGACCTACCAGCCCTAAAGCATTTTATGACTTTCTTGTTGACTTGCAATATGAACGAGTACAACGGGCAGCAATATTTGAGAAAGTAGACGGTGGTGTTGCGGACGGTAACTTATCCAATGAGATTGACCGTTTGACTGACCTTATAGAATCACAAGCCAATCTTAATCGGGAACGATTGAACATCAATATCGAGGCTTCGGGTTCTGCTACTGCCCCCGCTACCGGCGGTGGTCTTCTTTCCCGAATATTCGGAAGCGGTTCTCCTACACCTGCGGTAGAAGAAAAGAAAACAATCGAAATACCGGCAACTCCGTCTTCACGGGAAGATATTGCCGAAGTAGCCGAAATAATTGAGGAACCCGAAAAAGTAAAGGTTCCCCGTAAACGTAAGAGCGTATGACAACAGTAAAGAAACATCTTCGGAAAAGGAAAAACAAGAAATCGGTAGTCCGTAGTTATGTCCGTAAAGACAGAACTCACCGTATCGTGAACGGTGAAAGACAAGTATATGTAGACCATTTCTGGAAACATGACGACTATCCCAATGCTCCTAAGCCGGGCTGGTCGTATGAACATTTGATGAAAGAACGCAATAAATTACAGCGTGACTTATCCGAAGGTCTTTCCGGCGCACAAACGCTTCCCCCTCGTAAATACGGGTTATTAACTCGACGTATCAGAAAGATAAATCGTATCTTAAAATCGAAAGGACGTTAGTATGAGAAAAAAACCTCGTTCTTTCCATTTATCGAAATACAGAAAGAAACCAACTAAATGTACTCATTATGGAACACAGAAAGATGCAAGACAGTCCGACAGGACTTCCTGCCCACCTTGAAAAATCTTTGGTGGGTTCGACTATCGAATATTCGTTCGGTAAGAAAGTAAGTTCGGCGCTCTCTATTTCCGGAAATATTGATGCTGCTAAAGAGAGGATTAGAGAAAACGTAAAATTGGCCCATTCAGTTCAGGGTATTTATTGCGTGACGCTTCTCGGAGAAATGACCGCCTATTACCGGAATGAGATTTATTACATGGCGGTTAGAAGCTGTATAGAAATGAGACGGTTTAGAATACCCGTTCTTGAATACCTAAACCTTTCCGTTTCCGAACGTGCCGAAAGACTTTGTGACTTATTATCTAAGTCCAAACATCGTGAACTGGTGATAGAAGCTCTCAGATACTTTCTGCTTATCTATCCTAACAGAACATCTTCATTTAAAAAGTATCTCTCACGAGAAGAATACATAACCGTAGCATAATATGGAAAAAAGAAAATTAATGGTGAATACCATCTACCCAGCATTTATGGGGGAAGTAAATTTATTAGGTATAGGTGCTCCATGCACCTTTGTTCGTTTATCCGGGTGTAATCTCCGTTGTTACAAAAACACTATGGGAACCTTGTGTGATACGCCCGAAGCTCTTGAATTAAAGTGCGGGAAACCTATGAGTGTTGACGAGATTATCATGCAGCTCGACAAGTATGCAGAACGCCCTATTATTTGTCTTACTGGCGGTGAACCGCTTATGCAAGATGTGGCCGAATTACTGGAAGAGTTATCCAGTAAAGGTTATGTCGTCATTGTAGAAACAAACGGAAGTATCAGTATCGCTCCATATAAGCATATAAAGAATGTGTATTTCGTGGTTGACTGTAAGAGCGAAAGTTCCGGAGAGCATCTTCGTATGTTTGAGACCAACTATAAAGTCATGGGTAAAGGCGATTATCTTAAATTTGTTATCAATGACGAGCTTGACTACTATGGTATGCGCAAGTGGATAATAGAGCATCCGGATTTTAGAGGTAATGTTGCGGTAGGGCTTTTTTGGGGGAGTGAACTCTCCTATAAGGAACTTATGAACTCCTTACGTGAAGACCGTCTTAATGTGTACGTAAATATGCAGACGCATAAAATGGCTTGTTTGTATGACGAGCACAGTGGTGAGCTAAGTAAGCTAATTATTCCCAAAGATTTGTAATTCTGAAATTTATTTGTACCTTTGAGACGTTTCTAAGAATGGTTGAACAACCCGATATGTAGAACTTTTAAATTAAACGAAATGGCTAAAATTACTGAACTGGTTATCTTGAACCCCTCGGACAAGACACGTATGTATGCAGTGTCAACCGGAAAAGGTGCTCCCGCCGATGCAGACGATGTTATTGTTACCAATGTGCGTGATTTCCCAGTCGGCTCCCAGTACACCGACTTGACAGGTAAGAAATTCTTCGTACGAGTAGCAGTTGACAAAGCCGTTGCCGATTGGAAAGAAATCGGTGGTGCTGCCGGCTGATAACTGAGAATTAAAAGGCAGTCCCTAAAAACGACTGCCTTTTTTCAAGCCCTTTCCATTATGAAGATACTTTGCCAGATTATCCGTTTATATGTTCCTTTTATGTGTACCGTTCTTGGTTTGGTACACGGAATATTGTTTTTCACTCACCAACTAACAGATGAACGCATTTATTTGTTGTCGGCTCTTTTCTCTATGCTGGTTTCCCTGTATATTGTAGCCACTTCAAGAAAAATGTGCAGATGGTATAAGCTCAATACCCTGTTTTTGTCAATCATCCAACTACTGGGTATCGTGTATTTTATTTCCGACCTTACAGAGGTAAGTTACTTCTATTTAACCACCTTATTTTCCGCTACCGGAGTATTTTGTTTTCTTGTCTACCGGATTACAAAGACGGTTTTGTATATTCGCAGACGTTTAGTAGGATAAGAATTGCTCCTATACCCACCTCTCTTATTGCAGCCATAGAAAAGTGTTTCTTGTTCAAGTGTGCAATGTAGAGCAACACGACCTCTTTGTCGTTTCTCAGACTATTCCTTTCCCTTACATTTCTTAGGTGATTGTTCACTGTATGCGGAGAAATACATAGCTTCTCTGCAATTTCCTTTTCTGTATAGCCTTGCGCTAATAATTCCACAGCTCTTAATTCAGATGTAGAAAATGGCGTTTTTACGCTATTGGTTTGATTTTTCATAGCCTTTATCTTTGCATTATCGCAAAAGTAACAAATTCGTAGAAATATTGTTCGGAAATAATTTGAAAAGTAAAACTATGGGAATAAAGGAAATGTACTATGATATTCTACGCATTGTGGAAGAAGTAACAGGAGTTACCGCAAAGGAGATGCTTACTTCCAATGCGGAAGAAAATGTGGATGCCCGACACATACTTGTGTATGTACTGGGTAATCGTGGTTTCTCTGATAACAAAATTGCGGAATTGACCGGACTTACACGCCCGTCTATTAATGTGATACGGAATAATTTCAAATACAGGAAGAAACGGTATTTCGTGAACCTTAATTATCAGGAAGTTTACCACCGTGTATTTTCAAGTAAAGAAATAGTAGAGAATTAGTGTCGGGATAGTAGCGTATTTCTTCTCCGTCTACCGATTATTGGAGAACTTTGAAGCAATTCCCGTAGAGGGGAAGAAACCAAATTTATTACTATAATTTCTATTGTTATGACAGCAGAAGAATTAATGACCGTTGTTAACATGAACAAGGGTACGGACATGAGTTCCTACGAACATTTTGCAGTTGCCGAGAAGTCTGCACGCAGACCTTCGGGAGTTGGTATCGCTGGTTTGGCAATCGGTTCTACCGCTTTGCTCGCAGCTATCGGTGCTTGGATTTTCGGTGGCGTTTATGCCAACGCACAGAGTAAAGGCAACCAACGTGCAATTGATATTCTTGCTACGACTGCTTTGGCAGAACGTAACGAACGTATCACTACACAGAACGGTCAGATGCCGAGCAATCTGGATATTATCCGCATCATTACGAACGCTCAAAGCGGTGCCGGCGCTGGTGCTAATGCAAGTGCTCTTGCACAGGCAGAAGCTCTCGCTCTGTTGCTGAACGGTGGCGGTTCTCGTAACGGTCAGGTAAATCCTCAGCCCGTAGCATTGTATCAACCGGCTATGCCGTGTTGCTGCAATACCGGATGTGGTTGCAACGGCTAAGAGCCATTATCGAGGGGGTCTGTAAAGGGACTCCCTCTCTTTCACTAAAATTGGAAAACTATGTTTTGGAACAAAAATCAAATTAATGTGGAAGCGATGAAGAACATTAGGACTACAAGTAAGCTATCTCTCAAATTCTCTTGTTACGCTATATGTAAAGGAGACGTTGAAAAGGCGGAACAACTCTATGACTATTTCGCCAAAGATATGCAGTTACCGGATGTAGACCCTATTAGTCCTACCACGTTTCAACAAGTAAAAGATACTGCGGGAACGTTGTTCGGTTGGTTTAAGGAAAATCGGGATGATGTAGTACAAGCATTTAACTTCGTACAGTCACTACGAAAGGGACAACCGATTATCACAACTCCCTCAGCCCCTATTGAATCTATTCCACCACTACCAAATGAATAAAAGCCATGCAAGTATTTGAGATGCCAATATACATTTACGCTGACAATCAGCAGGAAGTAGACGAATGTCGTAAAGCGGTAATATCTTTCATAGATGAAAATCGTGCGGAAGGTCGTGCGGTTACTGCTAAGAAACTTTCAACGGCCTTATCCCACTGGAAAGATAACATGTTGGTAAAGGCGGGTATTATAAACTTTTTAAATAAACAATGATTATGGCTAAAACTGGATGTGATAAAAATTGCAGCACTTGTGACATTGGAAACAGAGCTTTCTGCGCTGTGCAATTGGGTCTGAAAAATCAAGAGCTTCTTCTTAACGTGCAGAATACGGTACAAGCCCTTATAGGTGTACTCGCTCCGTTACTCCCTGCACAAGATGCTGCCCCTATATCACCAATTCCGGGTGGTGAAGAAGTGAAAGTCCCGGAGCAAAAAACAAAATCTTAATAGAATACAGTTATGATTAATGTAACGCCTATTGCTATTGCGGCTACCTCACAGCAGTATGCAGTGAGTATAACCGAGAACTTGTGCCAATGCTACTGCTTGAACGCAGACATTCAGCCACAAGCAGATGTGAAGTTCTCCATTGCTTCACAGCAAGTTGTTAATGGAATGACCTACATCACCGTTCTCGCTAAGGGTAGTATTACCTATATGCCGAGAAATGCGGGTAGATGCTGCTGCAAACCTCTTACAAAGATGTTTGCTGAAACATTCGATATTATCTTCGACACAGCCGAAACCGCAGCTCCGACACTTACTGTTGGAACTACCGTTGAAAGTCCGGCAAATGTGAAGTGTAATGGGAATGTGTTCGCTTACAACTTATTGACACCCGTAACCATAGCTTTTGCGGCTACTCCCTCTGAGGCTGCGGTTGCGAAGACTAATAAGTAATGTGGGACTTACTACTCATAATGCTAATAGCCGTCCTCTTTAATCATTTGGGGCTTGCGGATACGGTTACGTTTCATACGAAACGGAACGTGGTCTTGAACTGTTCCAAATGCTTGACTTTTTGGACGTCACTCGGATACTCCCTACTGGTATTGCAGTGGGGATGTATTCCGGGTATTGCTGTTTCATTTACTCTATCCTATCTGGCATTATGGGTTGAACTCCTGCTAAATCTCCTCAATTTAATTTATACAAAAACGTATGGCAAAATATATCCGTCCGAAACCGGCGAAAGGGATAGTTCCCAGACCGATTAAATGCCCAAACTGTAAATAATTGATGTTATGGAAAAGAAAGAATTACTTGAAAAATTTTGTGCCCTCTATAATGAGGCTATCAATTCTGGCGATAAGGAAGACATTGAAGTATCATTGGGTATGTTTAAAAAAGCGTTCGGTATCTTGGTTGATACGAATGTTAGAGAAGCAAAAGAGCTTGTTGAGTGCTATGAAGGAACTTTGAAGTACTACAACTTCCTCACAGAGTCAGAAGCCATGAAAGTGGTGGAGAATTTCTCCAATCAAGACGGTAGTGTCGGCCCGAAATGGAAAGACGTTACTGACTTCTTCAAACGCATTGACGATATGAACGGGAAAGTTGAGTGTGAGCCGTACTATAATAAGTGGGCTTTGTACGTTGCCATGAATAAGGCATACTCCGACCAGAACACTGTTCTGCTTAAATGGGTAGGAGACGACCGTACTAAATACTTCGAGGCTTGCTATGACCTTGCACTCTCCCAGTTAAAGGACAAAGACCGTCCTTACTGGATACGCAGTTACTACGGATTGAGTTCCAAAATCTGATAGTTACTTGGTGAAAGAGGAAAGGGAGACGCTAATAACGTTTCCCTTTTGTATTTTCAGCCATTTGGATGTTTCCTTGCTTTTTCGTATATTAATGTATAAAAAATGAAATGAAATGAAATGAACTATGGAACTTGCCATGCTTGTAGCTACCCAATTATCTCTAAACTTTTCGGACGCAGAAAAAATACTTTTCATAGTACGAAAAAGGAACTATGACGAAATACCCTATTTGCGAAGCCAAATTGATATTTCCCAGTTCTACGGAGAAATTCAGATTATAAACCCCTTGCAGGAACTTACAGATGACATACTGATAGGCGGTATGAACGGTTTACTTGACAGGATGGCGTTTGAAGACCTCATTGAAGAAGACCTTACGTTCTATTCCCGTAAATGTAACGGGTTCGAGGTATTGTTTACCAAACGTATGGAAGAAATCGCCCTTTCCTCAAAAGCCCTTTCGGTAGTACGCTCTTGGGGCATCCCCAAATCAGACGGTGCAAGAGTTATTGAATGTGAACTAATAGACTAAGTATATGGAAAAACTACATTTTACGTTGGGAGATGATGCCGGATTGCTTCTTTCCCAAATCGCTTGGGAGCGAATGTTCATGGATTTATCTCCCGCAAAAGCCATATCCATATTTGTAGACTCCCTACAAGGATTACCTTATTCTCTCGCTCTTGAGCTTCTTCATGGTGATAAAGTGGTCGAGGTTTCCGATAAGACCAGTGGAATTATGTCAATCGTCCCTTATGATAAAGACAAACATGAGGAATACCCCGTATTTGACTATACGGGATGGTATGAGAGAAATCATAAGTGGATTGGTGATTGCGGCAGGGAACTTTACCAACTTCTTGATACTTGCAGCCGGGACGTGGTTTCCGAATGCGTTGAAGTGCAGGTAAAAAACGTTATCCAGATGCTTCTTCAACATGAAGATGAAAGTGTCCGTGATAGATTGTATGAGGAGTTTTCACGTTCTCCCAGAGTAGACCGAATCGTTCAAATCTGCAAGAGCGCTGAACAGTACCTCAGAAGGGTTTCCCAGTTAGGAGTGGTATTTGACTTCATAGAAGATGTATTCCCCAATGATGTTTCCAAATTAGACACTGGTAAGCATTTTGTGGTTTCTTACGTGGCTTCTAAACTGTCAAATCTAATCTCTTTAGATTCCGATGCTCTTGAAAGAATCTGTGAACTTGAGGATGCCCCGATTAAAAACCATGTCAAGGCTGCTATCGAAATTAGCGAAAAATTAAAAGACCTCATACAGCCTGTAGACATTCTTGATAATTATTCTGCCGGATGGTTATCTCCCACGGGAGAATATTTCGGTCTGAACGGGGAAATCTCGAATATGCTTCATAAGACTATTGCCGATGCTATACGGGAAAGAATGATTGTTCTTGATGGTGTGGACCCTCTTGAAGATGATGATAAAAACATGGATGGTTGGTTATCCTTGCACGGCTGGGTAAAGATACACGGTTCATGGATACTGTATGACGGATATATGCAGGGAGCACACAATATGAAAGTAGTTCCGCTTACCGATATTCAAATAGAGAAAATCTCTCTTTATGGGAAAGTCTGTCATGGAGATAAACTTTTCTGCGGTCTTGAGAAGAAGTTCTGTTCCGGAACCCGTTTCGGATTTACGGATAAACCTATGCTTGCCAAATTATTTGATGCCCTATGAGAAATGTAACGAAAATCGCAAAACTTATGAACAGCCGTAGTAGAATGTGCACTATATGCCCACTCGGAAAGCAAATGAGATGTAACCTTGATATAATGCGGGTATGCTCCGATGCTTTCGTTGAGGGTTTTAAGAAAGGTGTCCAACTTGCGGAGAAAAATCATAAAGAACATGCTAAAAAAGAGAACGTTTAGAGTTGATTTTCGTGCTTACGAATATACTAAAGGGTATATAGAAATGACCGAAGACTTGGTTTTACCCTATCGTACAGAAGAACCTTTCACGGAAGAAACTTCTACGGTATTTATTCACGCACGAAAAATTTTGCATGGGATATTGAATACAATCATAGAGATAAAAGGTATTTATCCCCTAACCGTTTATGAAGAACTTTAAAAGGAGAAAATATGAAACAGACAGTAGAAGAAGCAGCAAAAGAATATTACGAAAGATACAAAATTCATTTGGCAAAAGATATATTCAGACCAAGAATAATAGATGTTTTCAAATCCGGTGCCGAATGGCAGGCAAAGCAATCTCCGTGGATAAGCGTTGAGGAACGGTTGTCAGAAGAGGGGCAAAAAGTTTTTGTTTTGGTGATGTGTTATGGCACACCATGTATTCGAGAAGAAAAGTTTTGTAGAAATAGCAATTTAGATAAAAAGGGAATGTGGATTCACGGAAACAGTATCGTGCTGGCATGGTTTCCCACCCCCTCTTTCGATGAGATACTCGAAGCCAACAAGGATGTACTTGAACGGATTAAAGAGAAAGGAGACCGAATACAGACATGCAGCCCAATGAAATAATAAATATAATATTGGATAATGGTCATATATCATTGCATAGATACAGTGACAATCCAAGTGAAATAATATTGTCATCCCTGTTTGTAAGAAAACAAAGACGAAATGGAAACGGAATCAATTTAATGCTTCGTGCAGAACAAATAGCCAAAGGATTAGGATGTGTCCGTGTATTTCTTGAGGCAAAGAAAGGTAGTTGGCAAGAGAAATGGTATGAACGATTAGGATATAACTACTGTGAATGTTGCCAAGAAAGAAGCGGACTAATATGGATGAAAAAAAACTTAGACAAATGAAAAGATACAGAATATACAGATACGGACTTTTTGACCACATTTTTGACGTTCAAGTGAAAAAATGGTATGGCTGGGTACTTGTTAAGAGGTTTAAGGCAGATATAAGTTCTGATGACACAATGATAGATAATATTTATTATTGTGAAATGTTATCCAAGGAACTTTTGGAAAAATTGGAGGAGGAATTATGAAATCAAAACAAGTATTATCAGTCGAACAGATGATGCATTTGAAGGAGCTTGGATTGGACACAAGCGATGGAAGCATGTGTTTCGAGTGGAATGAATCAGATTCAGACAACATGGTTGTAGCCTCTCCGGATGCCGATACGAATTACGACTATTATCATGAAACTTACACTTTGCAGGACATTCTCGATAAGCTGCCTTGTTTTATTGGCACACATGTACTAACCTTACAGAAGCTTGCAAATAGCGGAACATGTTTATATATGGAGCCTTATTCGCGTTCTATATTAAACCTGACAGAGAGTAAGGAACTTATTAATTCAGCCTACGAGATGCTGTGCTGGTGTATTGAAAACAGGTATATTAAAACTAATCAGTATGAAAGCGAGAATAAAATCAACCGGAGAGATTGTAGAGGTTGAAGACTTATATGATGATGGGACTGCCTTAGTGAATGGTAGGTATTTCAAAGTGTCAGAACTCGACTTCTTTGATAATTTTGAAACTATTGATTGGGAGCAAAGGCGTTATGAAATAGCAAAGTCAATGATGGCGGCATTTCTTAGCAATTCATGCTCAGATGTTTATATGAATACTTATGAAAATCAAGCACAGGAAGCTGTAAAATATGCCGATATGCTTATTGATGAATTGAAGAAAGGAAAATAATTATGGAAAACAGAAGAAAGCTGGCAATAGCCAACCTATGTCGTGGATTCCTCCGCATACAAGGATTTCTGACAGATTCAGAAAACAAGAAAATCTATCAACGAATATTGAATTGGCAGGATGAAAATGAGGTTGAAATTACCGAGGAACAACTTCTATCTGCTGATTTTACTTATGATGATAACGCCAAAGAAGAGGAGGAATAACTATGGAAATTAAAAATGGTATAGTAATTAACGGCGAATTTCACGAAGCTATTAAAGTTAATGAACAGGTAATCTCGTGTAATGATTGTTCCCTAAAGCCAATGTGCTATAAAATTGTGGATAGTCTTTGTGGTATGCTTGACGAAAGTGACAAGTTTGTCAATCGTGGTAAGATAGCAGAATTAAAAGTAGAGGAGTAATAATCATGGAAGTAAAAAACGGAATATTAATTAATGGTGAGCTTCACGAAGGAGTTGAGGAAACTGTTTCTTGTTCTCTTTGCTCTTTGTACAATGTATGTGCAGAACTTAACTATGCAGTATGTCCTGCCGAAATATTGAGATGCGAGAGTTTTGTCAATCATGGTAAGGTAAAAGTTGAAAAAGAAAGTAACCATGAAGAAAATATCAATAACGGACTTTGAATTTAAAGTAACGGGTTACGGACATTATAACGTGACTTACACCAGCCCTGTAACCGGCAAGCAGTGGACAACAGCCATTGATGATATGTCAATTATTGACGCTACCAAGAATAACGAAAATCCTAAGAAAAAGGATTTAGAGATGTTGAAATGGATTTGTAAGAACACGTAATATACATGACTATGATAGCTATGCACCAATGTGAATTTTGTTGTTGGTATGTCGAAAGATATGGAACCTGTGAATGTCCTACTTCTATGAAACGGATTGCATGTGAAAAAGCTCGTAGAATGAAGAATCGTGTTAATGAAGATAAAGGAAAAGAACTTTATGGAAACGAAAAGAAGAACAGCGTACTTCGGGACTAATGGTTGTCCCAGACATTATTTTAGTGCTATTTCCGGAGAATTTTCTCCTCAAGAGGAAGAAGAACTTAGTAAGATAGATGAAGACTTTCAGTTATTCGATTTTTTCGGCTTTAGTTTTTTCTATTACAAAGGGTATGGGTGCCTTTCTTTCTCTGCAAGTCCGGATGATAATCGTCCCGGCAGTAAGACTGTTTTTGTTGAGGGAACCTATTTAAAAACAGAAGTATTAGAGGCTTTGGAAGAAGCTCCGTTTGTGAAAAAACAATTCCAGAAGTTAGCCGATATGTATGGTGTAGAAATACCTAAAATAAAAGATTATGAATGATATAAAACTATCACTCCGGCAAATAGAAAAAATGGAACATGCTATCGGATTTAGCCGTGAGAAAATAAAAAGAAATAGATATGAGGCTTATCGTAATAGATTTGTAGTAAATAACTCCGATAAGGACTGGGAGGAATTGGTATCTATCGGATATGCAGAAAAGCGAGAGTTTGAGATTGAAAAACAAATCGTGTACTATGTTTCCGAACTTGGGATAAAATATTTAGGGGTGTTATTGGGGTGTATAATAATAGAAGGTAAATAACTATGACCGAAGAACTTGTAACGTTAGAAACAGCGAAGCTGCTGAAAGAGAAAGGTTTCGTTTGGAAGTGTGAACACCTAATAGACCGCAATAAGGTTATTACAAAATATGACCTTCCGCAAAGTATGTCGTGTTGTACGGAAATAGATGACGAACCAGTTGAATTTTTGTGTCCAACATTGTATATCGCCCAAAAGTGGCTGCGTGAAATAAGAGGTGTGTATGTATATGTAGAACCTGTTATTGGAAAAAGATGGAAGCTTTCTTTTTGTGATTTCAATGTTCCAACAGAAGAAAGCGACTGGATGGAGAACGAAATAAACAAAGGGAATGGCTATAAAGTATATGTCACCTACGAGGAAGCACTGGAAGCCGGAATACAAGAAGTATTAAAACTTATATAATTATGAAAGCAAACCTAATATTTTTTCTTGCGATATTCATCATATCGGCATTATTCATCGGGCATTTCCGGTTGACATTCTCACCGTTCAGTGTATCCCTGCCCTATTGGCATAGGACTGTAGGAGTTATTCTTATCGTTGCAGGATGCTTGGTCTACAACATAGGTGAGTGTGCGTCCGGTTACAAGAAAGGGCTGGATGAAGGTATGGAGATTGTTTTGAAAGAGTTAAAAGAAAGATACAACCATGAATAGAAAAGAATATCAGGAACACTGCAAGCATAGCCCCTACAGTGGGCAATGCTACAAAAAGTCATTCATATCGGGTGTAGCAAACAATGTGCATGTGAACATGCGGTGTGACGGGAAATGCCCCCGTATGAGTAATTACGACAAGAGAAATAAATTAAATAGCCTTGGACGGGCTTTGTAAAATCCATATTGATATGAAAAAGTATATTGGAACAAAAGAAGTTGAAGCAATGCCTATGACACTGGGTGAGTTTATCAACAAAAGCGGTCGAAATCCGTATGAGAATGACGAAAAGATGCACGGTAACGATGAAAAAGGTTATCTTGTGAAGTACAAGGATGGTTACGAAAGCTGGTCGCCTGCCGAACCGTTTGAGGAAGCATATAAATGTGCAGATACATTCCTTGACCGCTTGCATATTGAAATGCGGGATTTATATGAAAAGATGGATAAGCTCTCTCCATTTATTGAATCTGGCAAAATAGATGAAATTGTGACTGACAAATATCAGAACTATTTGCTTCGGTTGCAACATAGAATCATGAGCAGGTATATCAATGTATTGGAATGCCGTATTGGTAGGCTTGATGGAAGTCCCGAAGCACCTTTACATCAAATGTCATTTGGTGATGCTATTGAAGTTCTCAAACAAGGTGGTGCTATCCGTAGAGCTGGATGGAACGGTAAAGGGTTATTTGTTGTTAAACAAATTCCGGCTCATATCACCGAAGACATTATTCCTAAAATGCAGTCACTTCCCCAGTCAGCCAAAGACATCATTATGTCCCGTGAGAATAAAGTAATTGACTACACAAGTCAAATGCTTATTATTAATCCGGACGGCAGGGCAGATTCATGGGTTCCGTCTGTCAGTGACGTGTTCGCAGAAGACTGGGAGATAGTTATCTAACCATAGGGAGCCTCGTGCTCCCTTAAACTTTATAGGGCTATGAATATTACTATTAAAACAAGACAGATTCTATTCAGAGGAAAAAGTATCGGTGATGGACGTTGGGTTATCGGTGATTTATTTCACAGAAAGGGTGTTCCCTCACCATCTATTACACCCACGCAAATCGGTACTTCGGGTGTCGTTAAGGAAACGGTGGGACAATTTACCGGCGAACGGGACATTAATATGACAATGGTCTACGAGCATGACTTGCTTAGAGTTCCCGAAACGTTATCCAACGCAGAGCTTCTATGTGCCGTTACATTTAAGTTCGGACGTTACGTGGGAATCTCCGTATCGTCCAATACGACTTGGGATTTGGAATACCTTTTGCACCTTAATGCGGTTGTAGTGGGAAATATCCATGACAATCCGGATAAGGCTCCTAACTTTACAATAGAATAACATGGGACGGTACTATACAGGAATGGTGGTACGTACCAGTTATAATACCGGCCCGTACCGGATACTTGACATTACGGAGAATTGCAGGTGTCCGTCTTTTATGGATTCCATAACACTCATGGATAAAGCTCCCGCTTCCCGTCCGCATGTACATCTTACCTGCCGT